CCAAATTCATAAAATGCTATACGATTATCAACATTAGCAAGATTTTTCCTTAAATAAATGCTATGGTTAAAATCATTATTAAGTCGTATTATAGCACGGTTATTACCACTATCTAAATTTAATATTCCATATATATAAGAGTTAGTAGTATTTGTCCCAATTTGAGTATTCATACCTGCGTTATAATTTAAACTACTATTTGTTAGTGCTTTATTAGAAACTGTCTGTGTGCTTGTTGTATCCACTAATGTAGCATCTAAATATGTTTTATCTATTCTATTACCAGTAAAAGAACATCCAGTAGATAAAGTTTTATTTGTTAAAGTTTGACTTGAATTCAAGTCAACAACTACTAATGTATGATACTCTAAACCAGTAGCACCACTATTAACCCTTATAATTTGTGAGGCACTACCTATATTACTTAATCCTTTTAAACTGATTATACTATCATTTATTTCAAGTGGTAAAGTAGCACTAATAGGATTTATATTATCTAATCCATTTAGACTACGAATACCCATATCCACACCGTTTAAACTACGAATAGGCATATAATATATTAATAGATTATTTTTATTTAGAATTATTTTCTATATAATAATATAATGAGTTCTAATATTGAACCGATTGAAAAATCTATTGAAGATAATGTAGAAACTATAAATAAAATTACCGAAGAGGAAGAAGAAAATACCTCAATTCAAAAAGTAAAAAATAAAAAACCTCGTAGTCAAGCACAAATAGAAGCACTTAAAAAAGCACAAGAAAAATTAAAAATATCACGTGAAGAACAAAAATTAGAAAAGGAAAAGAAAAAAGAAGATATGTTGTTAAAAAAATTAGAAGAAAAGAAAAAAAAAGAATTAGAGCAAAGTTCCCATAGTAGTGAAGAAGAAATAATGTCCCCTGTAAAAAAAAGGAAAGCAGTAATTAAAAAAAAGAAGAAGAAAAATAGAATTGTAGTAGAAGAAGATAGTTCAGATAGCGAACAAGAAATCGTTATTAGTAGAAGAAGAAAAACTAAAAAAATAATTGAAAAAACACCAGCAGGAGCACCACCAGTAGAACCTGAACCTGAAATAATAGAAGAAGAACAATCTATTCAACCACCACAACGAAGATATACAAAACAAGAAATTTTACGAGCATATGGTTTATAAAATAAAATATATATATATATATATGGATTTCTCAACTGAATATAAAATAATAGAATTATTAGATAAAGATTACAGAAGATATAAAACGGCAGTATTAGATTTAGACGATAGTTTTATTAGTGAATTTGAAAATGACCCTGATAAAATGTGGAACACTTTTATTTTTGGAATATGTAATGATAATAATTGTTTAGTTAATTGTATAAAATATTTAATAAAACAAGGTTGTAATAAAGAAAAAGTAAATAAATTTTTCTATAATTATTTAAAAATGAAACATAAATGCGAACTTGGATTGTTCAGTTGGAATGAAATAAGTGAATTAGACATAGATTTAGACGCTATTAAAGATACAACAACAACTTATAAATTTATTTGATTTAATACAAATTTAGAACATTTAATAGACCTTTTATGTCTTGGTAAATTACTCCTACTTATAATAGATTTACATATTTCACAACATACTTTCGTTCTATTTCTTTCTAAAATTCTATTTTTATGTTTCTCATAATACTCCATAGACAATATATTTACCTTTTCCTTATTTTCGTTATAATAATTTCTTGCTGTTTCTTTAAATTTATCTTCATTTGTAATTCTGTAATTTTTATGATAATCTGTTATTTTGTCTTTATTTTTATCATAATAATCTTTACGGTAATTTTTTAAATATTCTTTGTTTTTTTCTTTATACATTTTTGAATATTCGCTTCTGTGTTTTTTCCGTTCTTCTGTGAGTAGTTTTTTCTTTTCAATTCCATTACCGACACTATTAGTTTCTATGACGGTCGCCATATGTCTTATACTAATATATAAATTCTTTTTTATGTAGTTTATTTTTTAATATAATATATATATATGGTTGAATATTCTAAAAAATATGTCCCTAAATCATTAAGTAAAGAAGATAAAGAAAAACAAAAGAAACAATTACAGCGAAGCGTTAGTGATTATAAAAAAGGTAAATACACTAAACGAGATAAAGTAGAAAGTTTTAAATCAAAAAAATCTCCTTATGTAGAACAAGTAAAAAAAAAATTAGATATTAAATCAGCAACAACTACTAATATAGCAAATAAATTATCTCGTAATGAAGATAGAAGAAAAAAGATTAAAAAAGGATTAGAACTTATCAAGGATAAAGGCGAGGGGGCGTATTTTAGTAGTGGTTCAAGACCTAATCAAACACCTCAATCTTGGGGTATTGGTAGATACAGTAGTGTATTAGTAGGAGGGCCAAGTAGAAAAATTGATAAAAAAATAGTAGATAAATATGATATACCAAAAATATAATCTAATATATATATATGAAATTACAATTATATAAACCAGTTGTAAGTAGTAGAAAAGAAAAAAAATATATGGTATTAACTAAAAATGGTGTTATTCATTTTGGGGCAAGGGGGATGGGTCAATTCAGGGATAAATTAGGTCATTACTCACATTTAGACCATAATGATAAAAAACGTAGGGAAAACTATTATAAAAGACACGGTGAGAGAAATTTAAAAGATAAAGAAAGAGCGAAATATTGGTCTCATACTATATTATGGTAATAATTTTCTATATATAATATATATGAGTTCTTCCTTGGAGGAAGAATTAGTAGATAACCCAGCAGAAGTTAAAAAATATTCTTTTAAATGCGACGATATAATTGACGAAAATATACCTAATCCGCTCCCTGGAAAAAATGAAGGGTGGTTTAGAATGGGAATTATTGGTAAAAGTGGTTGTGGAAAAACCAATTTAGTTAGGTGTTTAACAGAACGTAGTGGAAAAAATAAAATATATTGTAAAAGATTTAGTAATGTTTTTTATATATGTCCGTCTATTAAATCTATGGATAAAAAACCTAAATTACCTGACGACCAATTTTATAGTAGTTTAAATGATTTGCCTGAAATATTAAATAGAATTCAAAATGAAGAAGATAAAGAAGGTAGAACATTATTAATTATAGACGATTGTTCGCACGAATTAAAGCGAGACGCTAATGAAATAGTAAAAAAATTATTTCAAAATAACCGACATTTAGGCAGACCACTATTAGACGATAATGGTAATCAGATTGAAAGTGGTAGTGTATCAGTCATAATAATAGCACAACGTCTTAATAATCTTCCAAGACAAGTCCGTAGTCAAATTACTAATTGGTGTTTGTTTGACCCAAGACATACTAAATCTGAATTACAAACTATTTTTGAGGAATTAATACACGCTGATAAACATATATTTAATCAAATGTTAGATAGAACTTATAGCAAACCATATAATTTTATGTTTATTGATACAAATAAATCAAAAATATATAACGGTTTTAAAAAAGAATTTATAATTAATCAAAATAATTATCTATAATATAATATATATGAGTTGGATTGAAGCACTAAAAAGTTGGAATAAAAAGAAAGGTGGTAAATACACTATCCCTAAAAAAGGAACAAAAGAATATAATGAAGTTAAAGCATTAATGAAAAAATAAATATTATATAATATATAAATGAAACCATTATTTAAACCAAGAAAAACTTTATCTGTTAGACAAAAAGATTTAATGAAAACGCATTCGAAGCACCACAGTAAGAAACATTTAGATTTTATGAAAAAGAAAATGTTAGAAGGTTTTTGTTTTGAACAATCACACGAACTCGCTAAAAAAAATATTGATAAATAGTATATGATTACAGCACCAGTAGATGTTGTAGCATTAACTTCTATATGTATTGGAGGTATAGTTTCTATAATATCCTCTACACAAAATTCTAAATGTGAAAGACTAAATTGCTGTTGGGGGTTTTGTGAATGTATAAGAAAACCTGATTTTAATAAAATACCTAAACAAGAATAGTAATTTTTTTTGTGTTATATATATATATGTTTAGAGAAAGTGTTAAAAATAATATAATTAAACTATCAAGTAAGGATAAAAATATATTAAAAAAAATAGATAAAAGTTCTAAATGGAGTGATATTAAAGAAATAAAAGATATATATAATGAAGTAGAACCATTAGAATTAAGTGAAGAATTTATCGGATTAGGTTGTAGTAGATATTTAAAGGATAGTATTAGTGAGGGTGAAGTTGATATAGACGAAATGTTTAGAAATTGTAGGGAAGCAGATAAAGTCAGAGTTCGTATGAGAAAAAAAATATTACGTGAAGAAAGGAAAAGTGCTAACAGAAAAGGACGTGCTGTTGGTAGTAATGTTAGTGCTTTAACTAAACCAAATAAACCAAGTGAAATATCTTCTAATCAAGTTAAAAGTAAATATGCTGATAGTAAAAATTTAAGTAAAGAAAATCAACAAAAAATTAGTAATGCTTTTAAAAATGAATTAATAAAAAATAATTATAATTTATCTAAAACGTTAAGTAGTGCTTCTTTTTTAGAAGAGGTTTCAGGTGTATTATGTCTTGAAGGAGGTTTTCATTCGTTATCTATTATGTTAAATGGTATTAGTGAAATGTATGATAATATTACAGGTATAGGATATGAAGACGGTAAATGGACTATGTCCCCTGATATATATAATGGATTTTCTAAACTTGCTAAATATTGTGGATTAGTATTAGTAGGTAATTTATTAGGATATTTTGACTTTAAGGGTTGGGTTAAAAAACAATTAGAAAATGGTAAAGCACCAAGAAAAGGACAACCACCTAATACAACAAGTAGTAATTCATTTGACGGAGACGATGACGACGACAGTAATGACGGTGGTGATAGTTTTAAAGAACCACCAGCAGGAGCAGGGGCAGGTTCAAATCAAGTATCATTAAAAGATATTCAATATTTATTACAGCAAAATCAAGCACAACAAAATACAAATTTAATTAATGCTAATACACAACGATTATTTCAACAACAAGCAAGTAATCCAGTGGAACGGAGTTCAACTCCATTAGTAAGGCAGTCGCCAGTAAGGCAGTCGCCAACTGATATACCTATTCCACCTACAACTGATATACCCATTCCACCTACAACTGATATACCTACAACCGATATACCTATTCCACAAGAAGAAACTTCATTAAATAGTAATATTATTGGTGGTATAGGTGCTGGTCTTTATGCTGGTATAAATTATTTATCTAATAATATTTTGAATGCTGGTAATCCAGCAAATTATAATCCCGTAGGACAACCATTATCAGGTCAATCAGGTTCAGGTGTAGGTGGAACAGGTCAAGAATTATTTAATAATTTTAGAAATGATATTAGTTTAAATACACCAGCACCTAATACAGAACCAGTTAATATAAATCCACCAGTATCACAACAAGACGGATTAACAGCACAACAAGAAGCAGATTTAATGGAAGCAAGAGATAATATAGAAGAAAAAAATAAACAATTAAAAAAACAGCAAGATTTAAAAAAACAAGAAGAACGTAAAGTAAATGATTATATTGCTAATATGGAAACAAGTGGTCGTGCTTGGGGATTAGTTAATCCTTTATCTAATAGTGGTGGTAAAAATGCTGTTGCTGGTGTTGAAAGTTTAATTAATACTATGTCTGTTATGGGTAGAACATTAACTCAACAAGAAGAAGATACATATTCACTACAAAAAGAAGATACTAAAAAATTACAAAAAACTTTATCTTTAATAGAAAATACTGGCGACGTTAAACCAACACAAGAAGAATATGATATAATACAAGAACAAAAACAACTATTAGGGGATTTATCAACTGAAAAACAAGCAAAAGCAAAAGAGTTAATAGAAAATTATGATAAAGTGGTTAAAGAACAAATGAGGAAAGTAATAGAACTATCAAGACGTAGAGTAGAAGAATTAACAAGAACTATAAGTTCTGATAGTGGAACTACTATTGATAGTCCTTATCCAGAAAATTTAAATGATTTAATCCAAGATATATCAAGAACAAGTAGCACAAATGATTTATTACAAGATATATCAAGAACTCAAAGTGATATATCAAGGACAACTTCTACTACTTCTACTAATCCTTCTATTTATGATACAGAAGAAATGATACGACAAGGAAGGGATATTTTAAATCCATTAGATAATATAGATTTAAAATATTTTTCAGACCCTAAATCTGTTAGAAAAATAAGTAGGCGAGAAATAAGAAAAGGTCAAGAATTTAGTGAAGCGTTAAGTGAAGCACAACAATTAAAACAAATAGAAGAAATAGCATTACGAGAAATTAAAGCACGAGAAGATTATATTAAAAGACAAATGTCTTTACAAAATGCTAATCAATTACCTAATTTACAAGATAATATATTAAATAATATTAGACAACGTGATAGAGCAAATGTTAGAGGAGAAGATTTACAAAATATACAAAGTTCAGTAATGGAAAATGTTAGAGATAGGGATAGAGCAAATGTTAGAGGAGAAGATTTAGAAAAATTACAAACTGCTATAATGGAAAAAATTAAAAATGATATGAAAGACTTAACTGATAAAAGGGAATTATATAAAGCATATATAGACGCATATACTTATGAAACAATAGACCAAATATTAGACCTTAATAAGGATAAAAGAATTACAGTAAGTTCTTCTGTTTATCAAAACGCAGAATTTATAATACCAGACGCACCAGAGGAGGATAAAGAAAAATTACAAAAACAATTAGATAAATTATATAATGAAGCATTAAAAAATAAAAACCCTAATGAAATATTAGCGACTTATGGTGATTATTATATGCTTTATAAAGAGTTTGACTTAACAGATATAGATAAAATAAAATTAGGAACTAAAATATCTAAATATTTAAATAAAAAAGATATGAAAAAATATATTAATGATAAAAATAAAAAAATAGAAAAAGATTTAAAAAAATATAAAAAAAGACAAGAACGTAGAGAACCTATGGTGGTTGATACTGATAGTCCTGAATACGCAGAAATAAGAAGACAAGAAGAGGAAGAAGTCCAACGAATACTTCAAGAGCAAATGGACGAAGAAGAAAAACGATTAAAACGAGCAAAAAAGAAATAATAATATAATATATATGGAAGAAGAAAAAAAAGAATATACAATAGAAAAAAAACGTCCGAAAAAAAATAAAAAGAAGATAATTGAAAATATGAAAAATAATCCTATGTATAGTATTTTTGGTGATAAATTATTAACTTTAACTGAAAATAAAATCTAATATAATAATATACATAAATGTTTGGATTTTTTAAATCAGCGTTTAGACCATTTGTAGCATTAGGACAAAAAATTGGAAATATGATGGGAATAGGTCGTAAAATAGCAAGACCTATGGGTGTAGTAGTAGAACCGTTAGAAGATTTCGTTAAGGTTCGTAAAGGTGGATTATCAGCATTTCAAGGTGGGTCAGCAGGTAAATTTTATGGTTCTGTTGACGGTATGTTGAGTGATTTTAAATATCCTGTATAGTAATACAATTAGGAATATAATATTTTTTACAAGTATAATTTCCAAACCTTATTATTGTGCTGGGGTAAGTTTTTTGGTTTGTAATTTTAGAAAATACAAATCGTAAATGATTAGCAACTGGTTTTTGACTATTTCTAATATTAGACCAATTATTATGGTTTCTGAATGTTTTTCTTAAACGACTTTCGTTATCTTCAATTATTTCTTTATTTTGGTCGCATTCAATATCATTATTTTTTGTTCCACCATAGAAGTAATAACCATTATCGTCTTTATGAATATTTTTCATTTTATTAATCATTTTATTTACTACTAAAATAGCAGTTTGTTCGTCAAATACAAAAGGTTTCATACTTATATTATATTATAAGATTATTTTTAAATACTTTAATTTAATTACTATATTAAAAAAAATATATTTTTTTATACCCTTAATGCTAATACGAAATCCGCCACAGTTTTAAATTGATATTTTTTTTTAAAATATAATAATTAAATAAAACTATTTAGAATATATAATATATATATATATAAGAATAAAAAATGTCTGTTAATAATAATATGGAGCAAAGCACCACTACTCCAAGTATTTTAAATTATATTAACGAAGAAAACCTTACTACTACCGCAGGTAGAAAAAAAATTAAAAGTGAAGCAACACAATTAGGATTTAAAGGTAATCCTATTTATAAAGGTAATTATTCAAAAACCTATATTAAACATATTAATAAAGAAACAAAAAATTTATATAATTTAAATTCTAATCCTATTAGAAATGGGGTTTTAACACAACCAGCAATTAAACGTGAAAAAGAAGGTGCTTATTATTTAAGACAATTAAATACATTTTTAGAAACAAAAAATCCTACTAAAATTGTATTAACAGATAGTAATTCATTAAAAGAATTAATAAAAAAAGGATTAACAAGTAATACACCAATAATATTAAAATTTACTACTCTTAATGGTAATGAAAAATTATTTACTCTAAATGCTAATACTGCTACAAGATTACAGAGTTTATTACAAATGGATTATGAAGAAGGTGAAATTACTTCAAGTGATAGTGAATTTTATGATAATTTTACAAGTGATATATTTAAATCTGTTGAATTATTACCACCGACAATTAAACCCCAATCACAGGGTTCATTTTTCAGATATAAACATAAAATAAAAAATTTAGATACTACTGATATACAAATATATCATATAGACCAAGAATTAGAACCTGAATTACCTTGTTGTTTTATACAATCTTTAATATCTGCTGGTGTTAGTGAATGTGTTATTAATCAAGCAAAAACATTAATACAAACTCGTTCTATACCAACTTGTAAAATTAGTGAGTTATGTTTAACTTTAAAATTACATATTACGGTAAAAAATGATAATCCTAAATATAAACAAGTTCATTATCCAAGTGGAAAATCTCAACAAGCATTAGAAATTAAAAATTTACCACCTATACAGTTAGGATTAATTGACGAGCATTATTTTCATATCAAACAAATTCCAATTACCAGTTATGCTCTAACTCATTATGAAGAAATTAAAGATATTGTAGATTTTCATAAAATATATAAAAAAAATGCGACTGGTAATTATAAAAAATCTAATGAGCGATTTATAGATAGTTTAACATTTGTTAAATCGTTAATGGAAAATAAAAATTTAATAGAACCTATTACATTAGGAAATGAAATATATAAAACTCATTATTACGATAAGATTACTGAAATAAAAACATTAGAATATTGTGAAGACGAAAATGTAAGAGAGAAGGTATATAAGGAAAAAGAAGATAAATTAGACCATTTAAATATATTTGCTGATTTTGAAACAACTACGGAAAAACCTAAACATATTCCTTATGTGCTACATATTAGAAATACAGAAAAAAATATTGTTAAAACTTTTAATGGAGAAAATTGTGCGAGGGATTGTTTTAATTATTTAGCAACATTAAAAAGAAATATCAGATTTATATTCCATAACGCTGGATATGATATTAGATTTTTATATAAACATATAATGTGTTATGACCCAATAGAACGTGGTAAATTTTTACTACGAGCAAAGGGTAGATATTATACTGGTAAGAAAAAATATTATAGTATTCAAATACAAGATAGTTTTTCGTTAATTCCTGAACCATTACGAAAATTTAGTGGTATGTTTGATATGACTATAAAAAAAGAAATATTACCATATAATTTATATACACCTGAAAATGTAGCAAGTCGTTTTGTTGATAAGGAAGAATGTATTAAAGCAGTTAAAATACAATATAAATATAATAATTCAAGTAAAGATATTTGTGAAAAATCACAAAAAGAATTTGTTAATGAGTATTTAAAAAATGTTGAAGAATGGAATTGTGAAGATACTGGTATGATAGATATTATTAGATATTCTACTAAATATTGTGTAATGGATTGTAAGGTATTAGAAGAAGGATATAATAAATTTAGAAATAATATTCTTACTATTACAGATAGTAATATAGATATAAATAATTATGTATCAGTTGCTTCGTTTAGTTTAGATTATCTATTATTAAATGGTGTTTTTGACGGTGTATATGAATTATCTGGTATTCCACAGACATTTATTAATAGGTGTTCTTATGGTGGTAGAACTATGTGTAGAGCAAACGAAAAATATGCGAGTAATAAGGCAATTGTTGATAATAATAGTGAAAATTGTTTTGAAACAGATTATAAGGAAATTGGTGATAAGTTATTAGCAGATATAGATAGTGTCTCACTTTATCCGTCCAGTATGTATCGTTTAGGTGGATTTTTAAAAGGATTACCTAAAATATTAAAAACGTCAAGTTATCAAACTATAAAAAATTATGACGGATATTTTATAGAGATTATTATTAATAAGGTTGGTAAGCATTATGATTTTCCACTAATGTCTAAAATTACAAAAGACGGTATTAGAGATTGGACTAACAATATGGAAGGTGAAACTTTCTATTGTGATAAAACTACACTTGAAGATTTAATAAATTTTCATAAAATAGAATTTGAAATTATCCGTGGTTATTATTATGACGAAGGTAGAAATTATAAATTAAAACCAACAATAGAGCATTTATTTAATACACGATTAGAAGCAAAAAAAAATAAAAATCCGATTGAGAAAGTATATAAATTAATTATGAATAGTTGTTATGGTAAAACATTATTAAAACCATTTGATACAAAAATTAGTTATATGAGTGTAAATAATTATATGGATTATGTAAGTTCTAAATATAATTGGATTAAGGACGGTGAATTTATAGAAGAGAAGAAGGAATGGAAAATTACAAGTTATGAACCGATTAATAACCATTTTAATTTAGTGTCTTGTGGTGTTGAAGTATTATCTACTTCAAAACGAGTAATGGCGGAAGTAATGTGTTTAGCGGAAGATTTAAATATAGATATGTATTACACGGATACAGATAGTATCCATATGGATAATTCTAAAATAAATTATTTAGCAGAAGAATTTAATAAATGTTATGGTAGAGTTTTAATAGGTAAGCATATGAACCATTTTCATAGTGATTTTGATAGTGCTATTTTAAAAGGAGAAATATTAGCAAAAAAAAGTATATTTATGGGTAAAAAATGTTATATTGACGTATTAGTTGGAAGTGAAAGTGGTGATTTAGAAGATTACCATATTCGTCTTAAAGGCATTCCTAATAGTTGTATTAATTATTATTGTTATAAAAATAAAATTAATCCATATGAATTATATACAAAATTACTAAACGGCGAACGTATAAAATTTGACTTAACAAACGGTAATAGTAAGGTTGTATTTCAGTTTAATAGTGATATGACGATTGAAACTTTATATGAGGGTGAATTAAATACTACAAGGTCAGTAAAATTTTAATTATATAATAAACGGACACAAATATTATTTTCCTCGGTTTTTCGCAGGGGCGAGGAAAATAAAAATAATTTAAAATTGATATTTTTTTTTAGTATAATAAATCCATAATGACTACTGACGAGGAAAAAAAAGAAAAACGTGTAGTATATCTTCAAAAGTGGCGTGAAGAAAATAGAGAAAAATGTAAGGAATATGAAAAAACAGCAAAAAAATATTCTGAAGATAATAAAGAAAAAATAAATGAATTGAGTAAAAAATATTATGAGGAACATAAGGAAGAAATACGAATAAAAAAAGGAAGAAAAATTACGTGTGAATGTGGTTGTGTTGTTAGTTATAATGGTCTTGCTATACATAGAAGAACTAAAAAACATACATTTAAATTAATACCTACATTATTAGATTAAAAAGTATAAAAAGTGTAAATTGTTGAAATATTGTTGGTGAAAATATCGTAAATTGACTATAATGGGGGTTGGGACCCAAATCATAGTAA